ACGTTGAGATAAATCAAAACGGTCACTTATTACAAATAAAAGTTTTACAAGATTATCTAATCTCTGGTCATAAGGTAAATCATTATAAGCATCTTCTGTGAAGGTTAAATCGAATACGACTCTATTGCTATCATTCATCATAGAACCCTTACAAATGTGATATTATCTTCAATTAGATCTGGAAGTTCTGTAATATCTGGTGTATAGTTTGCAGAGGAGTAAGAACTATCTGGATCTTCAAGTTTCTTAATTTCTACTAGGAGTGTTGAAAACCTATTGCTTGCAACCGCATTACTCACAGAAGATAATAGTGAGAAGTTGAATATTTGACGACCAAGACCCCATTCTTCAGAAGTATCCAGCAGATTTGAAATAGCTTGCGAAGTTTCAGTATCTGTCAAAGCTGTACCATTCACAGTGGAATAGGTTACTCTAATACTCATTTGTTGGGATGTACCACGACTGAAACGAATTGTTTCAGTAGACTCATCTTCTGTATCCACTTGGTAACTTTCTGTACCTATATATTGATTGTTTATAGGTTGAGTTCTATAAAGCTCTTGTGCAATAGCTGCTGTTGCACCGCCGATGATGATAGGTGTTACTTCAACAATACCATCTACGACTTCTTTCTGGATCAATGCACGTTGAACACCCTCTACGTTTGTCAACAATCCTGCAATAATAGCAGCACGGGTTGAACTACGTGGGGAGTCTGTTACAGTACGTGCACGTTCAATAAAGGCAGCATCTGTTTCAACATCTGTACCATCTGAGAACTGAGTTAAGTTTGTAACACTAACATATCCATCTGGAAGTGGTGTCATTGTTGCAATCTCACCTACACCTAGAGGGTTAAAGCCTGTAGTAGTTGCTGTTACTTCAATTAAAGCATAACGATTACCCAGTGTTGGTGTTGATAAAAATTCAACATCTTGCTGCAATCCACGCAATTCATAAGCTTCATCAAATCCCCAATATAGAACTAAATTGGTTGAGTCAATGTAACTATTTGTCTCAGAAGGGTTAACTAAATCAAGAGCATTCTTTACACTTGTTAAGAAGTTTAATCGTGAAGTGTTATCTGCAGCCGCAAGGGTATGACTTGAAGTAAATACTTCATCTGTATCATTATTGGTAATTGTCAGATTGTAAGTGTTAAGACTTGTCAAAGCACCATTGATACGGTAAGCTGTTACCCTTGATGAAATTAGTTGTGATGTAGATGTTGCATAAGCAATACCATTTTCACCATTAAAAATTGTACCTGCGATAACTTCTGTGGTGTTAAGTGCTGTACGATCCACTTGAACAACAGCATCACCAACACCAGCAGTTGCAGCTTTACGGAACACACCATTTAGTGCAAAAAGTTCATCTAGGAAGATTGACTCTGCACCATTGAGTGTCCATACGTGGTATACTTGTTTAATTGCTTGCCAAACTTTAGTTTCTCGGTCAGCAATAAGTTTAATCAGTTGTCCAAGATGTTCATTATCTTCGATAGACAACCTTGGGTTATTATATGCATTTTGTAGACCTGTTTGATATTCCAATATGTTTTGTGTTAAACTATTGACATCAAACCCTGTCGTGGTAAGACCATTAGACATTATTAAATTCCTCTTACTCAATAAACTATTTTAACACAATATTCAATAAAATCATAGAGAAAATTAATTAACCCAAGTGTTCCACCAAGTTGATGAACCATAGTCTGGAAGTTCATAATTCAAATGATAATGCAATGTATTAATTGACTCTAAACTTGCTGTTTCAGGGTCTAGGCTACAGATAACAAAATCTTCAAATGAACGTGGCTCTGGGTAAGTATTTAATTTTGTCTGAGGGTTTGCGATTGGGATTTCAATAGTTTCATTGTCACAATAAACTTCAACAGTTAAGGCTAAGATCCTGTTGCTTCTATCAAATTCTGTGACAACACTTGTTACTGCTGTTATGTCATCAATATTATCTAAAATAACACGCTTGATTTCAGAATTAATTTCTGACTCAGTAAGATTACCAACAAGCAATCTTTGTTTATAAGGAGTTCCAAACTCTAAATTGAAACTCCATTCACCAAGCCAAGTTGTTAAAAGAATTCTAACTTGTTGTGTTAAACTTTCTTGTCGTGTTTGTGTCCAACGGAAATCACCCTTCTCATCAAATACAATATCGTTGACTCCAGTTGGGTCTGTATAAATATCAATTCCTGCCATTATACTGGTGCTCCTGAATTACCTGTAACATCTGTAGTTCCTGCAATGTAAGTACCATCTGAGTGAATATGTTGATCCATCTCTTTTCCAGCAACAGTTAGAGAGGTTTGTGCAGTAACAGTAGGTCCAGTAATAGAACTTGGGAAAGTAACACTACCATCAGGATTAATAATAAATCCATTGATATCTACTGTACCATCAGCAGCCATTGAGAATGTACCACCACCATTTGTAATACTGTTACTTCCATCGGGATTAGCTTTAATAGTTACATTTTCATTCTTAACCGTAATTTCCCCCGATTCTTTTAATGATACCGAGGACACCCCATCTTCAAGAACTGTTGCATCTGAGGGAATAGACCTGTTTGAGCTAGCTGTGAATATTTCAGGGAAAAATCCGATTGGTGTCAATGACCCATCGAAACCTTGTCCCGCATATTCTCCAGAGTTAACAATTTTAGTACCGTCAGAGTTCCTGTAAATGCCTGTATCACGTTCTGCAAAATAAAGGATGCCTACATCACCTACTGTTACTGGAGTTGTTAGACGAGCTTTGCCGCGCTTAGATGAGATATACATAATAGGAACTTCATCTACAGGAAGTAATTCAACCTCTTCACCAGAACCAACTTCAATCATTGTTCTAATTAGAGGTTGTACTGTTACAAAGCCTTTTTCATAATCTACTTCTAACACTTTTGCAGGTAGTTGGGTGTGAAAATCACGGCTTGCAATTTTCATGTATTGGTTGAATAATTGTACCAACCCTACCCTTGATGGAGCAGGAGTTTCACCTGTAATATTGTTGTACTTCACTCTACTATTTCTCCATCAGTCTCTACAGCAATTACAGCACAAGTCCAATCATTACCTTCATAGTTACCAGAAAATGAAACCTCTGTAATTTTATAAGCTCCCTTAAAATCACCATCTTGTACATAAACTGTTTCATTTGGTGCAAGGTTTCCATCTAATAGGCAGTTGAATGAAATACCTTTAGTTTGTGATGTTGTGGTAGTGGCTGTATTATTTGTACCATTGCTATAACTATTCACTCTACCAATCAAACCAGAATCTTTTGTAATCATAGAAACTTCTTTCTTGACACGTTTATTCTTTGGTAGAATAGATGCCTTACCTTTATCAATACTATATTGAAATCCAAGGCTATTTAGTTTTGATTGCAAGAGTTTATATGTTGGTCCCATAAAAGTAGTTGGTGATTGTGTTTCACCCTCAATGACTGCCATACGATTAATAGGAACTTTCATATCGTTTGCTAAGTCACGAATTACTGTTTCATAAGGTGTACCTCTGGGCCAACGTCTTACACTTTTTGCATTGGTGATTTGAGTAATACCATCTAATACCAGTAAGGTAGTAATGCGTGTTTCATTAGTTTCCTCGTTTTCTACTTTCTCAATAGTTCCATTAAATATTTCTTTAAGTCCTTGAGCATTATCACCAGCAGAAAGTGTTAAAACCAATTTATTATCTTGGTTTGTAATTAAGTAATCCAACACCTCATCATCTAAGTTGAATAATTTAATAGATGCTTTATTAGCATCTGAGCTTGTTGACGACATCCTAATTTTGAAGATTATATTGTGTTCATTAAACAAATAAGCATTTGCATCATTGCGATCATAATAATCTTCAATTTTAATACTTTGATCAGCTTCATTCTTTAGGGGGATGAACATAGTTTTACTAAGTTTAAGAGGTTTCCCTATGACACATTCATATAATATCTCGCGTCTATCTGCCATAGTTACCTCTTATGTAGTTGGTGTATACGTTAATACAAATCTACTTCCTATAGTGTCATAAGAAACCCTTTCAGGCATGTAGATACCATCTGTCAATAAACTTTTCAAAGCAGTAAAGTCTCTAAGCATTAGGACACCTTGTGGACAATCGTCTAGATATCTAAAAGGTGCTAGAATGTCTCTACTTGTTTTTAATGAAGTTGTCAAGAATGGGTCACCTCCAGCAAGAGATAACTCTAAAGTAAATTCATCCGCACTGATTGGTGTTGTAGCAACATTAGTTAACCTTTGGAGATATCGAAGTCTAATGTCATAACTTGTTCCATCTAAGTCAACATTCTTGTAAACTTGGTCTGGTGTTGAAGTGGTTACTATTTCAAAAAACATATTTACTCCTCAACTCCAGTTGTTTCAAAGAAATCTGATAAATTATCAGGAAGTGTTACACCTAAATCTTGTGCTTGTTGTGCTACATCTTGACCAAGTAGGAATAATTGACTTGTTCGTTCTTCAGAGGTTTCAGTCTTCTTACTTGTTGTTGGAGAACCATCTAAACTTTTAGAAGTAGATGCATCTGCAATCAAAGTAACACGTTGATAACCGACTCTTCGAGCTTGTTCAAAACTAATATCAAATGTGATAGAATCAAAACCTTCTTCACGTGGTTGGATATTAGTAATATTCATTCTTGAATATTGTCTGTTACCTTCATCAATGAATAAGTCTGTATTGCTATTCCACCAACTATATAGCAAGTTTAAAGCTTCTTTAGGACGCTCATTGAAGTCTGTATATCCAACAAGGTTACCGTCATATTTGATAACTGGAGTAGCTGTAACAGTAGCTGACATAGAAATAGCAATATTCTCTTTAACCATGTGGTTAGTAATATCAGACTTATCACTAATGGTATACTTTGTCATTCGTGAAGCAAATGTTGGTGTAAAACTATGTACTGCATCAAAATAAAAGGAGGAGAAATCCCCTCCTCCAGTGTAGTTTGATTGAGTTGTAATATAAATAGGATCAGCCATTATTTAATACTCCCAGAAGAAAGATTCATTGCTGCACCTTCTAGCATATCACCATTACTCTTCTCAACTTTAGCTTCGATTACATCATCCAATCCATTAGGGTTGACGTTGATGTCAATTTGCAATTTACCACGCTCTTTAAGCCACTGCATAACATTAGCATTACGTTCATTAGTTGTAGAAAGTCTATCATATAAACTCGTACCACCTTCATAACCAGAGAGAAGTACACCTAATGGTCCAAGTAGCTTACCAGATTGTCTTAATGCACCTCTTGCTGCAGTTGATACTACACCTCTTGTGCCAGTGCTTGCTGCTGTTGTTGCAGCCGTAGTTGGTGCTTTTCCTGTTAAAGTTTTCATTGCATCTGCTGCACGTTTTGCAACTTTATAAGCAGTAGCTAAAGCTTTTACAGATTTAACTAATACCCACACACCTGCGGCGGCTCCAATCACTGTTCCTGTCCAACTTAACAAATGTTTAGTGGATTCATCACTTAATCCAGTTACATCTGAGATCCAATAAGCTAAATCTGTTAATGCAGCTACTGGTAAACGAATAATTGTAGTTAAACCAAATAGTGCACCACCAAGTATAGTACCTGTAAAGTATGCAGCATTATTAGCTTCTTTTGCTAAGTCGCTAAAACCGTCCAATGCAAACATAACAGAAGGTTTCATACCATCATACATTTTTGTTTGTAAGTCTACAAGGTGGTTACTTGCTCGACCTAAAGCCGGAGCCAAGTTTTCACGAAGTGCTTTTGCTAATTCGTCATTATTGTTAGCAAGTTCACTCATTGCTTTACCAAAGTATGGTAAAACATCACCAGAGATTAACTTACCCTGTTCCATTAATTTAAACAATGCAGCTTCACGTTCTTGAGCTGTCTTACTTCCGTCAATCAATCCTGCATCTACAGCGGCTTTTGCCATAGCTCGCATTGCAAAGGGCACCCTTTCTCCCAGTTGTTGTGTTCATTGTGTTCGAGGTGGTTCGTAAATCCACCTCCGCAACTTTACTTGCTGCTATAAGTTTCCTTATAGATCGGACTATATCTTCACCTTCAGCTTTACCTGTTTAGGGCTAATATTTTCGAGTGTCATTAACTTACACCCTACTTCCTTTCGGAATAGTCTCTGAATCTCAATCTATGAAATACTCATCTGATATAATTTTATATCTTATTTTATGTCTAATTCTTTTAACTTCAGCAGATGATAAATTTTTATTGTTACTGGACTTCGCAATATTGTTATCTGCAACACCTTTTACTATCTGCTCACAAACCCACCTAATAGTGGATTCTGAAAATTCATTTGGGTAATTATGCGGGATGTTTAAGTACAACTTTCGAATAGAGTGATAATTGGAACCATCTTTAATCTTCCTAATAACATCCTTACTCACACCATACATCTCTGATAGGCTTTTAACTGTTATCCCATCCGATAGTAACTTACAAATCTCATGTACGTTATCATTTGTTAGTACTGAGTTATAAAGGTCTTCTCCTTTAGATTTCAACCCCGTTTTTATAGCGTGTCTCTGATTTTCCGCACCAGTACATCTCTCAAGATTTGAAACTCTTGGATCAGATTTATCACCATTTATATGATTTATAAAATCTTTACCTTCTTCATATGGTAACCAAGCATCTGCCACAACTACATGATACTTGACAGACTTAGGGGTATTATCATGACACACTCTAACATCTAAATAACCATCATAAGCTTTTATCTTTGACATAAGCTTTTTGGTGGATAATCTGTAAATATTACCATCCTTACTTGCACCATAATTAGGATAATTAGGACACACTTTAACTTCTTCATTATTTATAAAAATAGACATAATACCTCTACTGTTTTCGAGTTATAGATTGTTGACTGCTGATTGCCCAATCTTGATAACTTTTTACTCTACCAAGTGCATTACCACTTGCCCTTAGCTATGTTACCATGCTAAGTTAGTATTATCAAGCTCTAAGGGTTTTCCAGCAATTAAATTAGTTTTATTGACTGCATTTCTGCAGAAAGAACCTACACATTAAGCTCATCCGTTATCTTCAAAAAGAGGCACAAACTCTTTCCCGCAACTTTACTTGCTGCTCTACATCTCTGCAGAGTCGAGACTATATCTTCAATCTTGTGATTGCTCCCCGTTTCGAGTATCATATGTGACTTATACTCTACGAACTTTCGTTCTAGTCGTTGATCGTTATTCCAATAGGAATCTTCGATGCTGATTGTCTGTAATCATAATTAACATTTTCAGGGTTCGTTAATTGTTACCAATTAATATCCTAGTTAATTCCTTCAGAGTTTCCAGCAATTAGAGGAGTTTAGACAGACCTACAATCAAGCCTGTATTTTACCTTTCAATGTGTTCAACTAAGTTCGTTAAGCTTAGCCAGCAGCTTTACCTGCGTCTCTATGTCTCCATAGAAGTTCAGACTATATCCTCTGTACAATGTACAGCTTCCTGTTTCGAGTCACTTGACCCTACTTGGCTACACTCATCACCAATAGTCTTTGCACGTTGAATCACTTTAAGTGAAACCTTCGCTCAGGATTGCCCTCATCTTAAAATGTTAGGGGTTCCCCTGAATTAAAGAAGTTTACCCTGCCCAAAAGTCTAGACAGCATTTGTTTAACAGCTAAGATTGTACCACCTAAATCTTCCCGACTTAGACCCAGTGCAACACCAGCTTCTTGAATACCTGTAAAGGTAGCTTTAAGGTCATCCATTGTCATCTTGTCGCCAGCAGCAGCAATCATAGATGAGAAACCCTTACTTGCTTCCATGATTGGAGAACCTAAGCGCATAGCTTCTGAACGTACCCAAGCTATATTCTCTGCTGCTGCTTTAGAATCAGTTGATACAACCTTGAAACTCTTCTGCATAGATTCCATTTGCATACCGATGTTCAAAGAAGAACTAATTCCTGCTGTTAAAGCATAAGCACTACCGAGCGTTCCAACCATCTGCATTACAGAAGAGTTCATACGCTGTTGGAAAACATTACGCTTTTCTACTTCACGTGTTAATCTACGATTCTGTGCAAGAGTATCAGAGATTGCTGCACGTTCTTTTCTCATTAGATAAATAAGCTGTTCTTGAGTTTTAGCTTGCATGAGTTTTTGTTTAAGAACTGCTTTCTCTTCATCACTCATCTGCCTGATCGCACGATTAGATACCATGAAATTTCTAATTGACTTTTCTTGCAAAGCATTAAACTTTTCTTGGTCACGTTGCATTCTTACATGAGAATCATGTAGTGGTGATTTAGCTTTGTTTTCGGAGCGTAGCATATCAGCAAAAGCCGTTTGCGATGCTTTGTTAGTGCCGTCAGATATTAAACCACCTACTGCTTGCTTCCTACGTGCATTCTGTTCCATTTGAACACGTTGTTCTTGTTTTTTAGCTAATTTGTCTTCAATTTTTAATTGGTCAGCAAGCAGGGTGTTAGATGCTTTTTGGAACTTAGTTTTATCTTCATAAGGTTTAGTTATTCTTGAACCAGAACCTCTTTTACTTGTACCTAAACCTCCAACATCTACTTGAAGTTTTAACATTTTAGCAACTTCAGATCTGAAGTTTTGTATCTGTTTACGAGTCCTTTTCAAACTTCGTTGATCAAGCTTTAACTTAACCAAGTTTGTATACTGACTCCTTACACGTTCTGTCATAGATCACATCTCCTGAGCGGATACATAAAACCGCAACGAATGAAACATTCGTCCGGTTACCTACGGTATTATCAGGTATAACTTAATAAATTAAGGATTACATACCCTACTCCGTAGAGATTATAGAGAAGCTTGTATCTGTCCACTCTTTGTTTACTATTTGTTTGCTAAACGCAAACCCTCTTTAAGAATATTCTTAGAAGCATTTAAATCTCTGTCAACAAGTTGACCACAATTATCACATTTCCAAGAAGATTCACCTAGCTTAAGATTATCATTCTTATAACCACATTCGTAGTGAATCTTACTTGAAGGGTAGTATCTATCTACGAAGTAGATGTCAACACCCCTTAAGAAAGATTTATATTCTAGTTGCCTACGCAACTCATACATACCTACATCTAGTACCAATCTGTTTAACTTTTTGTTCTTACCTCTCGTCATTGACGAAACAGATAAATCTTCTAAACAGATTGTTTTGTACTTAGATGTGATTGTATGACTCACATTGTGAAGCAACGCTTCACGTTGTTTACGTATTCTAAAGTGAAGTTTACTAATCGAAAGCTTGGCTTTCGCATACCGATTAGATCCTTTCTTTTTCTTAGATAACTTCTTTTGAAGTTTAACTAACTTCTCTAAACTTAAAGATAGTTTGTTACTCTTTTGGAACCCAGTTCCATCAGAAAGTATAGCTAAATCTTTAATACCTAAGTCAATTCCAACTTCTCCGCTTTGCGGAAAGTCCCCTTTATAATTAGAACAACCTTCGACTAAGATAGAAGCCCACCACTTATCGTTATGGTAAGATATAGTGACTTGTTTAGGAACACCATCGAAACGCAGTTTCTCACGTAATTTTAGAGGTTTACTATCTTTACCTCTATTGAACTTCTCTAAATAAAGGTTTCTTCCCTCTACTTTAAACTTCTTACTTTCTCTGATAGAGAAAGAATCTTTAGCTCCACGTTTCTTGAATCTTGGATAACCACTTAGCTTCTTAAAGAAACGCTTATATGAGTTTTCTAAGTCATTAATAGATTCTTGGAGGATAGCCTGACTTACGTCAGAATACCACTCATTCTCTACACGTAACGTGTTATAGAGATATTCTCTAGCTGTTTTCTTAGAAAACTTAACTCCTTCTTTAGAGAAATTATCTAACATACTATTGAAACAATGTCGTGTTGTTCCAACCCATTGTAGTAGTTTCTCATGTTGCTCTTTAGAAGGCCGTAATTCGACCTTATGTGCTAATAACATTACGACCCCCTTTTAAGTTAATTTAATTCTCCAATTATTATAACCTACATTTTCATAGAAAGTAAGTATTATTTTATTAAATGTTGTATCTATTGCTTGGCTTTAAATCAGTTAGAGTTACTTGTTTTTATTTTCTAATTCAGAATCCTTGTGCATAGCTTCTTCAAATTTAATCTTGATAAGCATTTGTTCAAATAGCCAGAATAATTCATCCAAGCAAAGTTTATCTATTGACTCAACTGTTTCATTTAGAAACTCACAAGTAAGGATCTGGCTTCGAATAGTATAAATCCAATGACTGTTGTCATGTTGTTCAAGCAGCTTTTCCAGAGCATATCTATTACGATTTTTTACTCGTTTGTTGAGTTCTGTTTGTCTTGAGTTTCCGTTAGATAAATCAGACTCGGTGTTGAGCAGATAGTTTGGGAAAGCTGCATAAGAAAATTTACAGCAGATACCTTAACAAAAAGTGCCCAAATATCTAAAGGTGATTCTACATCATCCTCTAAATCAATAGGTTTATTTGAACCTTTCATAAATACATGGTCTAAATGAGTTTTAACATAGTTTTCAAAATCAATGTTTTGTAGATTTTCTAAGAATTGAAGTGCATAGAGTCCTGAACCACCCATATCATCAATAAGGTCTAATTCATCACGAGCTTCTTGTTCTGTTTGATTAGCAAGAACTTGACCATACCAAATATTCATAAATTCTGGTAAACGTGCTAATGTGTCAAGGTGTTTCCATTTTCGGATAATATATTTATTACCACTTACTTCAAACTCTACTTCATTCTTCTTAATTTGTTCTTCTTTCTTAGTTTGCTTATCCGCATACTTATCCAAAATTTGCTGTGCAGCATTTGGTTTTTGTTTGCGGTTATCGTATCTTTCTGTCATGCCAAGACTCCTTCTTGATTTGATTAATTATTAAGCTATCCTTGAAGAGTGAAAAGGCCACTTCCTTGTGGCGCATGATTACCTATGCACCTTGAGTGAAAGTATTTTCCACAGTACCAGCAAGGTTGAATGTTGCTGCAATAGCAGAAGGAATTGCATTCTGTAGACCAATCACATGTGTACGGGAACCAGCTTCTGCAGCCAATTCAAGATCAGGCATTGTTTCGTACCAACCTGTGGTGGAAAGGTGTTTATTAATACCACTTACCTTTAGTAAAACAGGGAAGTTTATCAGGTCGTCTACTGCTTGAAGTTCATCAAACATCTTATCAATATCTGAACCTGTCAGAACGTTGATTGCAATTGTACCTGTCTTATCACGGTTGCGGTTTACAGTCATATCACCTTTGATACCCACCACTTTAGTAGTATGGTCACCATCACGTGCAATAACTAAACCATCTGGACCCCAAGAATCTACTTCAATTGCGCCGATAACCAGTGTGATATTATCGGGATCGTAGCTATAAAATTCAGTAGCCATTATTTATCCTCTATTAAGCGTTGTTTGCTTCAAATTGACGGTTTGTCAATGCGTAAGCTTTAACTTGAATACGGTCAATACCGCTTAGCATTACTACTTCAATGAAACCTTCATCCCAAATGCGATTAGCAATATTAGTGTCTGTTTGATCTGCACGAGCACCAAAATCAACAATAGGGTTCAAATCAATCACACCAAACTCTGAACGAGTTGTACCTTCTGCAATACGGCCACCACGAATACCAACATTAATTACATCTTTCTGAATGGCATTCTCCATCATACGGGCACCAGCGTCGGAATAAGGAACAGTTAGGCCAAGATTGTTCTTCTTACGTTTAAGATCAAACAACGCTGTCTCAGAAGCATATTTCAGCCACAATGCAAAACGTTGATAATCCAAGAACATACCGCTTGATGCCCAACCACCTTTGAGGTAATATTGACCACGTTGAAGGTTATTAAAACTTACATTACGTCCTGTAAGAGTGATTTTCTCTTGTTCAGTTAAAGTAACTGCTGGAACACCAGACATTGCTACTAAACCACCAGGATTATAAAGAGTCCATGGGTCAAGATTTGCAAAGTTAGACAACCAAGAACATTCTGGGAAGTGGTTTTTAGCTGCTGGATGATATTGCATATAGGTTTTGTCATATGCGAAACCTTGTAGATCCAATGCTAGGTTAGTTGTTGAACCACTATCTTTCACATCTGCAATATCTGTTGAAGTCAAGAACTGTTGTAGTTGTAGAGTTTCTGTATATGCAGCTACTAGTTTAATATCTGCTTCAGATTTAGATTCAATAATAATGAAACTAACGTCATCATCTTTTGCCAGTGAATCACCAATTGCTGTGGTGTAAGAATCTGAAGTTTGTGTAGTAATTGTAGTATGTGGTTTTGTACCTGTGATACTATTCCAACCAAAGCTACAAGAGCTTGTGTTAGGAGTAACTACGATAGTTGCACCAGATGCTAGGAAAGTTGGGTCACCACTTCCACCAAATGCTGCTGTCAATGCACCTGCAAGACCTGCTGCAATCAAAGTAGTAGTTGTATCTCCAGCAAGAACAGTATAAGATACTACAGCATCAACACCTGCTACATTCGTGTTTACAGAGATTACTTCACCCTCTGTGAGTAGAGTATCCACTGTAATAGTAATAGTATTTACATCCATACGACCAATTTTAACTAGGTCAGGTGGAGCAATACCAGAAAGTGAGCCTTGTACCATCATATAAGCTGGGGAGTTAACAGCAAATCCTGCAGAAGTTAATGCAGATACTGTACCAAAGCTATCGATAGTATTGGCAGTGATATTGTGAGGAACCATACACAGAGGGTATGAGAAACTTTGAGTTTCTGTTGGAGCACCTTCTGTAAATACCTGAACCTCAACCGTATTCTTAAAATAAGTTGCCATTATTATTCCTTTTATTGAATTCAAATAATATTGTGTTAGAAACACAAAGGAAGTTTGAGCTGATCAAGCTCGGATAGGTGTACACCGTTTCAGAAAATATGAAAGGCATAACTATATTGTAGCATAAAAACTCTTAATTTAAAAGAGAATTATTATCGTCTAAACTAAACCATAGTCCACGTTGAGTCACCACCTCCCGGCAATTCATAGTTAATATGAAAATGTAATGCGTTTATAGAAGCTAATGTTTCTTCTGATAACCCTAAGATTGTGTGGTTGTTTTGAATAATTGATTGGTCAGCTACATTAGACTTTGTAACATATTTAACTTCATCAACATATTCACCATAGTTGTCAACAACTTTGTAAATATAAGTTAATGCCAAACGTAATCTTGCACCAGAACGAGTTTCTTGTGATTCATAAACAGTCACTTTGTTATCAATAACATTACCAATTTCTGTTACACCAACTAAACCATTTGTAGATCCAAAATGCTTGAATTTCAAATATTTATTATTTAACATTGTACGAAGTTTATCTAAGTCATTATTTGCTTTACCAATATAAGCATATAATTCTACAACAACTTTATCTTTGTAAACATAAGTCTCATTCCCAAGCTCATCAATTTCATAGTAAATATGTCGTTGCCCCATCCCACCACTGTAGCTGGTCTGGTTCAGGATATCTAATGAAATAAAATCTGTTGTTGGTATTGAGGAATTAGGTGAATCTGGTACTAATTTCCTATTTGGTAATACTTCCAGAATGAAATATCCAAGTTTATCAATAGCAAATTGCTTTGCTGCGGATTGTTCTAATACTTCACTAATACCTGCCATTATGCTGTCCACCCTGCAATCCAATCACCAGCTTTTAATTTAGCCAGTGTGTTCATATCTGCTGCTGTTGCAATAACCTTAGCTTCTGGATAATAACCTACTTCAACTGTGTAATCTCTTACAATCATTGCTTCAATGTGATTAATTACCCCATTGTTCCACACTTTTACTTCTACAACATTATAATATCCACCTACATTAGGTGGAATGAAAGTAGAACCTTCTGGTACAAAATAACTTGGTGGAATATAAATACCACTTCCAATAAAATCTGTACCTTCTACTGGTGCATAAACTGGGGTGTTTGTACGAAGAATGAAAATGTCATTAATGCTTAGACCTTCTTGCTCAGAAGATAATTCTTGTCGCTTAACAGCCTGAAGTGTACATTCCTGAGCAACTTCTGTAACAATTGTCATAGTCGTATTTTCATCACCACCCCAAGGGGAATTATTTGTATCAACTACTTTTGTACGATGGTAAAGTGGAAGTGGAAATCTTTTGATAAGTTTCTTTGCTCTAAGAGCCATTATTCATCTCCTTTTGTAATTTTATAATCAGCATCATTGTACAATTGTTCTGTTTCAATCAATGGGGTACTGTGCCCTTTTTTCGCTATTGTGGACGGTTTCAGTGGAGGGTATTGTCCATACAGAATAGCTTCTCTAACGTCATCTGCACTAGCTCTACCTATTTTATGGAGCATACGTGTTACGTTAAGTTTTTTACCTGTCAGAATCGCATTGGAGAGGTCGTAGAGCATACCTTCTGTAGTATTTTCATTAAGAAGTTCTGCTTCAGTCATGAATCTGCGAGGAACTGTATGCCAAGAACCGTCTTTGTTCATAACCCCTTCCTCTTGCAATGCTGCTACTTGAGCAACGGGTAGCCCTGCTTCTTTGTGCATCTTGTTAGTCGGATAACCATATTCTACTTGATGATCATTCAGATACCCTGCAATCATCTCTAGATCATCAAAGAAATCTTCAAACTCTGGTATCTTTGCCATTACCAATTCCTCGACCAGTCTACAATGAAACTCTTATAAACCTTTTCCTCTTGCACACCAGCAGAAAGTTTAGCATAAACAATGTTGACTGCTTCCAAGAAGTCCATGTTTGTTGAAAGTTTAGTGACTTCCTTTTGAAGATCTTTATCTGTGATCTCAAATCCATCTTTCTCAAGTTTACTTTTTGCTGTCAAAAGTACTAGATCTTTGTTCAAAGTTGCCATATACTTAATTCCTATTATTCATTGACATAAACTATTATAACATAAAAGGTTAAAAAAGTCCTTGACTTGTTGAAAATAGTGTATTATTGTTTAGATAACTTAAAACGAAAGGAGAAATAATTATGAAAATTTGGAATGTTTACCACCACACAAAATTGAACAAATATGTTGCTGTCAAAGTAGGCTTCTCTTATACAGGTCTGTTGTTTGGAGTACTATGGTTCCTTTGGAATAAGCTGTGGCTTCTTGCAGGAGGTTATATCCTTGCAATGTTAGCACTTTCCTTTATGGAAGAACTTGGTCAACATACCGATGATGTTATGATTGCCTCATTCATTATTCAACTTGCAATTGCATTTTATGTTGGATACAAAGGTAATTCTTGGAAGATGGATAACCTTGAAAATCGTGGATTTGATAAAGTAGGTGAGTCTATTCCTGCTAAGAATAAAGAACATGCAATTAGTAAAGTGGAGTGTTAAACATGAATAAACCAACTTGGATGCAAGGGTTGCTTGAAGCAGAAAAACTTCATAAAGGTTATGGATTTTGTATTAATGATCTGTATAATTACCTAAATCAAGAATCTAATCTTGTGTCAGATGATTATAAGTGGAATGAATGGCTTAATGGTTTCCATGATTACATTTGCCATTTGAATAATTGTAAGAAGAAAGGAGTTGAATCATGATCGAATATATTCAAACACATTTTGGAGAAGGATTTGCTTCTGCAATGATTATGGGTGCAGTAGTATGCATCATGTTTGCAATCATTGAAACCCTTGTCAAAACTTTGATTCTTGGACAAAACATTCAATCTATTATGGATCGTGCTGATAAGAATTGCTTCAAAGAGTTTTGGGTAAGCATTGTGGTGAGTACGGTTGTTGTGATGTTGATGGTTTAAGAAACTTGATAGATATTAAGTTATAGAGTATACACTCTTGACAAGTGTTCTTGTTTTCAGATACAAGATATTAAGAGGTAGATATGATTAGAGAGAAACTTTGTTCTACTTTTAAGAACTATAAGATTGAAAATAAATTGTCTTACTCCACTTTACAACAGGTAACGGGTTTGGCAAGAAGTCAATTATTCCAGATCATAAATCACAATGGTGATGGTGTTAAAGTGGAAAGAATCGAACAAGCAATCCATACATTAGGCCTTAATATTTATATGGAGATTAATTAATGAGAGTAAGTCTTAAACAGGATTCTATGGATATTGTTATGCATATTGTAAGAAAGCATAAGCTTAAACTAGAGGACAGTTTTGAATTTATAGTCAATAATCCAGAAGAAATTGAAATCACGAGAGGTGAATTATATGGTAAAAAAGGTACAAAAATCTTCAAAGAAAAAGGTTAGTAATTTACCTTTTTATAAGACACCTTATAGTAGATTACCTAAGAAAACCAAAGACTTACAAGATGTTGATGAGAAACTTTTATCTTGCTCTATAAGCTCTCTTACAAGGACACACTACATAGAGTCTTTAGATAGTGATAATAGTGATATTTCTATTGTAGAGTATAGTGATTGTATAGATAGTTTATATAGTTTGATTGATGGTTCATCTAGATGGGATCTTATGAGTAAATTCTTATTGGATATTGCTCAATTTAAGAAGTGTATATGTTATACCTCTGTAAGGAAAGATTCTTTGCAGAGTACCAGTATTGTTGATACAGCCTTGTTCCTGTCTTCTATGTTAAGGTTCTATTACAAGAATGTAGTTAACAAGGCGCGTATACATAGCAAACCGTTAGAAGACACTTGTTTATTCTTTGCTAAACACTTACATAGGATGATAAAGAATTCCAATATGGGTCTTATGTATTATAGGTGGAAAGGTGTATATACAAAAGCCATTAAAGATGATAGAGATATTAAAGAATCTATGGTGCATCCTAATTTTAACTACCTAATGGACTTGGTTGATATGCTAGAGTATAACCGCATGGGTGTATCCTTTATTGGATTTAAGTATAAAGATAAAAGTTCTGAGTCTTCACTTTTCATACCTAAAGGAGAACTACTTGCTCACCTGATTAGTGTTTGCAGAGATGAGCTTTATATCAAAGAAAATAATAAACCAAGGAATACTATTATAGTCAGAGATTCAGATAAGAATATCGTATCTATAGATTGTTTTGATAATTTAGAGGAGTTCATTGAAGTGAATGAAAATATTATGAATAAATTAAATGATACTATCAGTGAACATACTATAGACATTGATGGTGTTGTTTTGGATGGGATATCTTTCTCTCGTATATTTATTGATTCAAGTTTCGACTTATGCGGTAGGCTATTTGATAGAGGTGAATGGACTACACTACCAAAACCAAAGAGAAAATTGCTTAAAATTGATGGTGAGAAGACCTTGACCGCTGATATTAAAGCACTTCATCCTAGCTTATTATACAGGGAGGAGGGTATTATACTACCTGATGATTTTGATCCGTATCCAAAACTTAATATCACTATCGACACTAAGGATATAAATAAGTATTGTAAATACTATAATATTGAGAAATACAATCCTCTAAGGTCTGTAGCTAAAATTGCATTACTTGTTATGTTGAATTCTAAATCTAAACAAGACGCTATCAAAGCTCTTAGATACAAAATGATTCAAGATTATCAAAAAGCAGGTACAAGCAAAGAAGACAGTATGGACTATGTTGGAGTACCTATGGCAGATGTTGAAGAAATCATAAACCAAGTTGAATCCCATAACAAACCTATATCCCATCATTTCTATACAGGTGTTTCAAAAAGACTTATGAGAATTGACAGTGATATTATTGTAGAGACAGCTAGGTTGTTGTTAGATGATAATATTGTTTTGCTCCCATTGCACGATAGTATTACTGTTGCTGAAAGTAAAATCCACAAAGCTGTAGACTACTTTAGAAAAGGATATATTAAAGTTCTTGGTGATGATATTAATTTTAGAGTTGAAGTAGAATAACCCTTGACACACAACCCTGTTTGAGCTAAGATTCTTATCAACAAAGATTGCTTATGTTAAGCAGGGTTTTATTTTTTAACAGGAGAAATAATTATGATATACTTAGTTTTAATTTTAGGTTTTATCTTATTTGCAGTAAGTTTAGCTTACATTGATAGGTATAATATTGCATTCTTCGGAGTACTTATTGCTACAATAGTTATAGCCTTAATAGGTAGCACTATACAGGCTCAATTAGAAAAAGAGTTTAGTGATAATTGTGTAGCATCAAAAGGTTTGGTAATTGAAACACGGCTTGGGGATTTAAGTTGCGTAGGAAAAGGATTAAAACGTTAGTATTGATAAGCAGAATAGCTCAAATTAAAACTGAGACGCATTCTAAGACGTTTTAATCTGTAAGATGATGAATCGTATTAGGAGATATTTAAAAGATGTTAGGATTGATTACAGGAGTTATTTTAACTATTACTACATAAGCTTCTTCGGAGGCTTTTTTCTTTTGCAAAATTGCTCTCATGTAATATTATTATATTTGATATAGATCAAAGTTGATCATCTGAAACCCTGCGATAATAATTATACACACTAAATAAGGAGGGTGTTTTGAAAGTAATTAAACGTGATGGTATCGAACAAGATTTCAATACCAATAAAATCTTCAATGCTGTAAAGAAAGCGTGTTCTAGTGTTGGGTATTCTGATTATGATTCACACAATATTGCAGATCAAATTACAACAAAGGTAGTATTTAAACTTACACACGAACACAACTTAACTGTAGAACGTATACAAGATGTTGTAGAAAATACGTTAATGGTAAGTAAGCACAAAGATATTGCAAAACATTATATTAGATATCGTGCTGAACGAGATCGTATCAGGGAAGGTAAGCATAAAGTATTTTATGATATTGAGGAATTCCTCAATGGTAGTAATGAAGATGTCTCTAGAGAGAACTCTAATAAAGACTCTAATCAAACTGTAACTCACAGAGACCTTATTGCTGGTATTGTTAGCAAACACTTAGCAAAAACATCTTACCCACAACATCTTATCGAACTTGAAGATAAGGGTGCAATTCATATACATGATAAAGATTACTTTATTAGTAAAGGGATTCATAATTGTGGAGTTTATGATTTTGAGTATATGTTGGCAAATGGTGTAAAACTAGGGGATGTTGAGATTGAACAACCAAACTCAATTGGAACCGCAGCTAATGTTGCCTGTCAAATATTTAGTAAGATTTCAGGATCTTCATATGGTGGACAATCAATGCATGAATTTGATAAAGTGTTGCAACCTTATGCTGAGAAAAGTCTTAAGAAGATTAAACAAACACAAGAGAAATACGGACTACCTGACAGTTACGTAGAGGAATCTTTACGTAAAGAAATTTATGATGCTTGTCAGAAATTTATATACCAAATTCAAACGGTTACGTCGTCTAATGGTCAGTCTGCATTTACAACAATAAGCTTATCTTTATCACAAGACCCACTTTGTAAGATGATTAAGGAAGAATATTTGAAATGTCATATAAATGGTATTGGTAAAGAACATAGAAGCCCTATTTTTCCTAAAGTTCTCTACTTTGTAGAGGAAGGTGTTAATCTTAATAAAGAAGACCCAAATCACGAAGAATTTATTCTAGCTTTAGAATGTTCCGCAAAACATATGTACCCTGATTTTGTCATGGCGCCCAATAATAGAAAAATGACAGGAAATTCAGAGAACGTAATTACAGCGATGGGCTGCAGAAGTTTTGTTGGTAAATATACAGAAGATGGTAAAGAGAAAGTATCTGGTAGATTTAACCTTGGCGTAACCACTGTATCATTACCTTATGCTGCCTTAAAAGCTGATGGTGATAAGGATAAGTTCTTTGATGAATTGTCATTTTTATGTGACAAAGCTTTTGAAGCAAATATGTTTCGTATAGAGAGAATGAAAGGAACTAAAGCTAAAGTAAGTCCTATCTTATGGCAATATGGAGCATTAGCTACTCTTAAAGCAGAAGATACTATTGACCACTTATTCTATAATGGTAACGCAACTTGTAGTATTGGCTATGGTGGTTTATATGAAGCACAAGAGATCCTTAATGATATGGCGAAACATTTTGGCATGAAGGTGATTGAGTTTTTAAAAGATAAAACAGAAGAATATACTAAAAAGACAAATATTGCTTTTAGTCCATACGGTAGCCCCTTAGAGAACGGTTGTTATACTATTGCAAACAAGCTTAAATCTGAGTTCCCTGAGTGGAAATTTGACAGAGATTTTATTACCAACTCTTTTCACCAACCTGTGTTTAAAAATTTAAATATTGTTGACAAGTTTGATGAAGAAAGTGACTATTATTTATTAGCATCAGGTGGCAATGTGAATAATATTGAGTTGCCTAGTATGATAAATAATATCGAAGGATTTGAGTCTGTAGTTAAAGCAGCATATGATAAAGTCAACTACTTAATCTGTAACCAACCTGTAGATAAATGCTTTGAGTGTGGTTATCGTGGAGAATTTGATGCTGATGAACATGGTTATTTCTGTCCAGAGTGCGGCAATAATAATCCAGAAACTGCTGAATGTATAAAGCGTATCTCTGGGTATACCCACTCAGCTTTAGCCCGTCCAGCTAATAAAGGTAAGTTTGATGAGCAGAAGTGTCGGGTTAAGAATGCATGAAATATATAGATTACTCAAAATTTGATACACAGAATGGGACTGGTGCTAGATGTGTCATTTGGGTGTCAAGGTGTTCACACGGATGTGAAGGTTGTTTTAATAAAAACTCATGGGGTAATGTTGGTAATATAATTACACGAGAATTCAAAGATCAAATATTACAAGACTTATCTCAACCTTATATAAAAGGATTAACTTGGTCAGGTGGAGACCCTTTACATAAAAGTAACTTAGAAGAAGTATTAATTTTCTCTAGAGAAGTTAAAACTCTTTTACCAAATAAAGATATTTGGCTATGGACAGGCTATACTCTTGAAGAAATTCAAAATGATTTATTACGTAGTCAAATTTTGGATGTGATAGATGTGTTGGTTGATGGGAAATATATTCAATCACTAAGAGACACATCTTTAATATGGAGAGGAAGTACCAACCAACACATATGGAAAAATATAAAAGGAGATTGGGTAGTTCATGAGGACAACTGACAAATTCATCGTAAAAGTCAACATCTCTGGTCAGATTATGTATTGGACCTTAAATGGCTCTGTAACGAGCAGAGAGAAGGCTTACATTTTTGATGAACAATCTATGCCTGAGATGTTTAAATCTTCTCTGAGAGCTTCCTACGTTGAAATAGAGTATATTTAGATAAGAAGAATCCCACTCGTTTGAGTGGGCTTTAGTTTATACGATCACTCCACCACCATTGCGGTCTATATCGCCTTCGTACCATTCTAATCGAGCACTAATTTCTTGTGCACTACGAGAATAAAATACAAGAAGATATGAAGTATTCGGTGCTAGTATACGATTTGATGCAAAAGATTGAGTTGTAGAACCAGAGGTTTGATTATTAACAGGTCCAATTGCATAAATAGGAGCACCGAAAGGAGTTCCCCATGCAGCAGGAGCATTGGTTCCATTATTGGTTGGAATTTGTGTAGGGTTGGTGATAGTTATCCCTGTCAAAAGCTGTATACCTGATGCAACAGGGTTGATATCGGTCATATTATATACTTCGTCTGGAGTACCACCTGTATAAGTTGGGTTCTTGTAAATATAACCAATCAAACCTAAATCTGTATATGCAAACTCTCGACGTTTTAAATCAACTGGTTTATCTCCAGTAACAATAACAGAATAATAATATGTTGCGTTTGTTGCATTAACTAAACGAGAAGCTTCCCACTGCACACCAGCCTTCTTATTGCTTTCATCATAAGATTGCACTGTTAAAGCTGCACCACCAGATTGGACTCGTGGGTCAGTTTCGCCAAAATCGGTAAATGGGTAAGTTGTTTGTACATATAATCTTCCTTTTACATTAGAGGAAGATTTTACCCATATTTCTTTTGCAGTAGCTAATACCACTGTACGAGACAAACCTTCATCTCCAGAATCCTGAAGAACTTTACCTAAATTTAAAGACGCATCTGGTTTTGTGTCAGATTCTTGTAACAAAAGAGGGGTACTTCCTTGGTTTATTAAGGTAAACTTTTCACCAATGGTAACACCACTTATGCTATTTACACTAACCCAATCATTATTGGATATTGATTCCATAATATATAACATCATTTTCCTCTATATAAAATAAAACCCAACTTCCTTGATAAAGAAAATTGGGTGTATTGTTAGAACCATTATCCAGATAATAATTCATATCAAATTGTAGCCAGAAAAGGCGAGGAAGACACTCTGGAATGTCGTTCAAGGCGGTAGCTACTCCAACCTCTATCCTCTAAATCCTAACAATCTTCATCAACAGAGTTGATATTAGTCAAACTTCTATAACGTTTACGTCTAGGGCTGTATGGAGACCTCTCAGAATATTGACTAAATCTGTTAGTATCACGTCTTACACGAGAAACTTCATCTTTACGCACACCACCAAGAATAATAGGTGAAACAGAACTCTTAGTGAATTCGACTCGACATTGAGGTAATGATTCCCAAGGATTCTTTACAAATTCATCCCTAGCACTTTCCCAATCTGAACTCTTGTCAACTTTATCGTGTTCAATTTCTACAGAACCTTCTCTTTCACGAATCTTACCTCCACCCGTATTATCCGCAGCAGAAGATTTAATCAACCAAGAATAAAGAGATAAAATTGTATTATACATCACTTGACAATCATTGTCTGGATATGTATCCTGCCACAATAGAATGTAAGCTTCTACAGTTGTTTGTGGGAGAGTTTCTGATGTCAACCCCATAGCAAGATAAATAGCAGAAACCAGCTCTTCTAGTGTCATTTTCTACCTCCAAAAACAAAAGAACCTCCTCCAAATAGGAGGAGGCTTCATATTATTCAACTAATTATTAAGTTAGTTGGATGATTGCTTCTGGTTTAGTAGCAAAGTACAGTTTCTTAGATTGAATTTCAAGAGTATGAGATTCATCATCTTGAGAAGTACGTTCAAATGCAAACATTTCTTGACCACCTTGGTTAGCCAGAGATAGTTTGTTTGCAGGACCGAAGTAACCACGAAGAAGGTCACGACCAGCACGTGGAACAGCGATACCTTGACCAGCACCAAGAACAGTAACTTCTGAACCATCTGCTTCTAGGAAAGTTGGGTTGTAAGCAATGAAGCGTACACCACGATGTTCGAAGAAATCAGTAACACCCCATGAGTAGTATGCACTCAGGTCATCACGTAGAAGTTGCTTACCAGAATTTTGGTACATGTTGTAAACTTCACGGAATTTAGGGTTAGCAATAATTTCATCAAACAGAGCGTAATCTAGGTAGAAGTCAATACCTTGTACTGGAGTACCAGCCTTGATACCACTTGCAATTTTACGCTTAACTTCTGCAATCTTACCATCTAGGTCAACAGAAGTATTACCAGTATCTAGGTCAACAGTAAAGTCAGCAGCCTTATTCAGACCGTATACACCGTACATGTCAGTTTGACCAGCAACAGCACCAGTAGGAAGGTCACCCTTCATTGCTTTATAACGTAGGTACTCATCACGTTGGTCATGTGCAAGACGTAGATCTTCAAGTTTGGTAGCACGAACGTTAGCAAGAGTTTCTGACATATCAGGAGAACCCGGCATACGTTGAGATTGAATATCATATACATCGATATAATCCATCTCTTTGTAGAATTTCAGAAGCATTGCAATTTGCTCAACTTCACGGTCTTTACCAACACCATGAGTTTTAGCTTGAGCAGAACCTTCTGACATCATGTTGATGCTGTTCTTAACACGGTCAAAGATGATAGAATCTTGAGAAGTTGCTTGAGTAGCAAACATACCACCCATTGAGCGAATGAAACCAAACTGGTTATCAATTACTCGTACTTCGTTGGTCCAATCAATAATACCATTGATGTTGCTTGGATCATGTGTAATAGCCATTTTAAATTATCTCCTCAAAGATTACAGTACTTGGATGCCAAGAGCTTCTAGAGCTGCAATAGCGGTTGATGGGTCAGCAACATCAGCATTGTAAGATAGAGAGTCACCGCGAACTTGAGCTGGTCCTTTAACAAGAACAGCAAGAGTAAAATCTCCACCAACAGTTGTGTCATCATTGACACGAGTATCAATGAGAACTGCATCTGCATCTGCTTGAGTTAGATTAGCAACAAGAGTATACTTACCAGAAACAGAAGTAGATTCTAGTACTGCACCAATTTTCAAACCACCTGCTGGAACTGTCACAGTAACTTCACGACGGCAGTAACCAGTTGATGGAACATATTCATGTTTAAGAACTTCACCTACTTTAGTAGGACGAGTATCAATAACACCAGTAGCCATTATTTAATTCCTCTTAAATTATTTAGATTGTTTGTTACGACGATTTTTTAGAATTTCAGCAACAGCATCTTTGGCTTTACTGATGTCAGAGGTCACTTCAACTTGACCATCCAGACCATGTTCTGCTTCACCAACAGCTTTCTTAATTTCTTCTACACGAGCATTCATGGCTTCCATAGCTTTAATAAGAACATCTGATGCTTCAGCTTTAAATAGAGCTTCTACAACTTCTTCTGTATTTTCTACAGATTCCCAACCTTTAACTACTTCAGAAAGGTCAGCTTTAGCTTTTTCAATACGTTCAACTTCAGCAGCTTTCTCAATTTCAAGTGCTTTAGCTTCAGCAGCTTCACGAGCTTTCTGTTCAGCTTTCAAAAGTTCTTGCATGTCAGCCAGAGACTTATTGAGGGCTTCTACATCCAACTCTGGAGTTTTGACTTCTTCGGTCATAGTATCCTCTTTATTTTTGGTGATACCCGTATCAGGGTGTTCTACGTTAACGTTCGATTCTAATACGGGATCAGAATCTGTTTCCCCAGAAGACTTATTAACATCTCCTTGTGAGGAAATTTCTGAAAAACCTTCAACCAATGATTTCAAAACACCTAAGTCTTCGGTGTTCTCACCAGCTTCAAAAGCTTTTTCCATAATTACCAGCAAGCCTTCTTCAATTTGATCTTCAGCTTCTTCTGATAATTTCATCTTACCTGATTGAATGGTAAACATATTAAGGTGGATAGCTTTTTCAGCTAGTTTATCTAGCATTACTTCACCTGTAGTTACATCATATTCATAACCTACAGCATATACACCTTTGCAGTTTGAGAAATAAATTGTTGTATCATTAAAATCAACAATCCAAATCCATTCGTCATCATCACTAAACTGCTTACGTACAGCATGTTCAATAAACCGACGTTTATTCTCAATCAGACCAAAATCTTTATTTACTTCTTCAAGTCCAAGTTCTTTAATTGCTTTCAAAACTTCTTCACCTACTTCTTCTGCTTTGAAGAGGAAACTTGTGTTATGACCTGATGCAGCACCACCTTGGATAGGAAGTGTATACGCAATATGAGGACCACATTTGGTTGCTTCTTTGTCGAAGTCAAATGTAATATCCTTAATTAATTTCTTAGGCTGCTTCACTTTCACTTTCCTCTTCTTTATAATCTGGGTTATCTACGACAGCACCAAGAGCACCAATGCTCAAGCCTGTTAATTTACCAGACTTGCGTAATTCCCAAAGCTTGTCATCTACAAATTGTACTTTGATAATAGGCATACCTTCTGGTACAATCTCATCACCGATAATACAATCACATTCATTAACCCAAGCTTTAACAAAATAGAAACCATCCGTATTAACAGCATGACCAATATTTCCAGAAATCTTATCAATGTTAGAATTAATGTTATCTACCATTTTACGGATTTCTTCTTCAGTCATACCCTCTTCATGAAGGTCAGCTTCCATCGGTTTACAATAGAGAGGTTCGATAGCAATCATTTGCTCTTCATTAAATTTAACAATTTGTTGAAGATTATTTGCAGCACCGAAATGTTTTGTGATAAGTTTAGCTAAACCCTCTACAAAAGAATTATTCATTGAAGAGTTTTCCTTAGCTTCTTTATTAACTTGACTCAATGCTAAAGGGATAGCCTTCTTCTCAGCCATCCCATCTTTAATAAGTGCATTAAATACTTTGATAAATTTCTTTACTTTAGAATCAGAAAGATTCTTTAGACTTGGGATATCTTTTCTTGCTTGAGATACAGCATTTGTTCTATAAGGCATATCTAATCCGTATCTTATAATTTAATTATATCATGTATAACATTGTTAAGCAAGGGTTTATTTAAAAATATCAAAACCTTCTTGCAATTCTTCTGGTAAATCTGATAAATTTATATATTCTCGTTCACCATTATCATGCATTTTATAAATTCCTTTGGCATCTACACGTAGATTATTAAAGGATTTATTCTCCATGTTAAGGTTACCACCTTGTGCTATTTGAGAATCACCAGTACCACTTGAACCTTGGCTCTCACCTGCTCGTGAAGCACCTTTGCTACCACTCTCCATTAACTCTAACAATTCTTCTTGAGTTAAATGTTCCATATCTTCTGTATCAAAACCCATCATTTCATGCATCTTGATCATATTTTCTTTAGTAAGAGCAATACCATTTACAGATTTAGCACGTTGAATAAGTTTACCTGCTTCGTCATAACTGATCTTATCAATCTCACCAGCTACAATTCGTGGCATATCTTTGTAAGATAATCCCATTTCGTTATATACATTCAATAACTCTGGAATAAGGTCGTTGTTTAAACCATCTTCAATAATCTTAATATCACGTTTGATATAGTACATATGCGTTGCAGATTTAACTTCTGCAGAGTTGTAACTTACACTACCCTCACCAGTTAGAGCATGACCAGCACCAAATACATCAAAGATAGCCTTACGACGTTTCTGAATAAGTTCTGATGTATTAAACTGACGACCTGCACCGTCGATACCCAGTAGCTTCAGACTATACTCAGCAACACTTGTACTTCTTTCCTGCACATCACTTGGACGAATAAAGTAAGGTTGTTCACCAGCATGTACATTTGCAGCATCCAACATCATTTGGTCAAGCATTTGAGCTTCAGGTGATGCAGGGTCATTGGCAGCTTTCTCAAGAATATCCGCAGGAACAGCCAGTTCAATAATACCAGCTAAATCTTTAGAAGCACCATTGACTTCTAAGTCTTCAAGCAATACTTTTTCTTTCCAAGCTTTATAACATGAACGTAGGATAGGTTGACCATAAGGTGTACTATCTGTAGCACTCTCCCCAAATAAGATAAACTTCTTACGTGGAATACGTTTATAACCAGTTCCAGTAATATCTACTGCATTAATAAATAAATTATTATTGAACTTATTCTGGAAATATTGTGTATTCTGACGAACAGCAAGAATATCTCGTCCACCTGCAGCAATTTCAAACGGTGTTGATTCATCTAAACTAAGTTGTGGACGATTAGCTAATTTCTTAATTTTCCACTTGCCAACTTGTTCACCAGACTTAACTTGCTCATAGACTTTCTCTACAATAGAGAAACCTTTTTCTTTGAAAGTCTCAATATTTTTTACAACTTGTAGAAGTGACTGACCATCTAGATTATTTAAGTTCCATTCTAGAAATTCTGCAGCACGTTTACTTTTAGCTGATTTCTTGTTGTATTTAATCTTCCAGTTTGTAAAAGCATTCTCCACAAGAATATAATGAAGATTAAGTACTGTTGCAATAGCATCATCATTCTTCATTATCTCAAATGTCTTCATTGAATAAGGCCAACGAAGCTCAAAAGGTTGTAATCTATTGATGATGTCTTGATAATAAGCAATACCAGATGTACCTGTACGATAACGTCGTATATTCTGTGTGCTTGGTACACCATTAACTTTAGACACCTCAGAGACATTTGTCTGAGAAGTCTGTTTTGTATTCTTCCGATTTCTACGACGTGACATTTACATCTCCATAAAGATTACTTATCTTCAAAATAACCACGCAACTCAACAATCATCTTATCAAAAGGTTGATTCTTACGTAGATTGATATTATAATGTTTGATACAGTAACGTTCTAAAGCATCTTTACTTTTTGCTTTAGCAGAATCATCATACATTGCCATAAGGAAGTCATAGTCTGGAACATTAGAAACTTGTTCAACAGACTCCTCTACAAGAGTTTCTTCTGTATCATCAACACCCAAAGAAATAAGTGGTGCAGTAGATTCTTCTACAACTTCTTGAACAACATCTTTGAAAGGGTTCTCATTAAAATAGAGATAGTGTGCAGAAAGATTCTTGAAAGATTTCTTAAGATCAATGTCAATGCCGAAATCTTCTTTCATTGCAGCAAACATATTGTACCAAGCAAAGTAATTCTTGTGGTCACCATCCACAAAAAAGATATTATATGGAGTAGTAAAACCACAACGATTGACATCGATATCTTTATCTGTAAGAATATTGATAGTTTTCAAAAAGTCATTGTATGTATGACAAGAAACTTTATTAAGCTCCTCATCGAAAAAATATGGTAACTGTGACATAAAATCCTCTTAAATTATTATGATATAACCTATTTTAACATAAATGATAATTATTTGCAAAAGAAACCCTCTTCCGCACAAAATTAATTGGACAAAAGAGGGTTAATGTGTTGCGATAATGGATATAAATTTCAGAGAGAATACAAAGAAACTCTCTGAGGAGTGTTATCGCATAGACTTTTTCATGTCATGGTACTTTGTGCGGACAGATGTTGTTGGGATAGGGACTGGTCTGTGGGTTTTGATATTAACACAAGCAGCATGTGCTGTTGAAAAACAGTCTACTAAGTCATCGTGAAAACCATTATTCTTAGTTATAGGATTAAAGTTTTCCAATTCAAGAAGCATATAATCCCACACTGCAGTATCAAAAGTGTCTTTTACCCAATAGATACTATCAGAATAAGTCTGAACACAGAAAGGTTCAAATCTCACCTGTTTAGATTTGTTGCCATGTGTCGGATCAGGCTTTACTTTTATACCATATTTACTTAATTCCTTCATGGCTTGCTGCTGTTCTGAGGCACCTGCTTGGCCTGGGTCCTTAGGTAACAGGCAATACACATTATCACCATAATTCTCAATATCCAATAAACATTGATCACGAATCAACTCATCCCTTGGACCCGGTTTCTTCCTGAACCTAGCTACTTGTTGATTGGTATCTTTATCTTTGATATAGTTTCCAAGTACATAGATATTTGAAGTAGAAGGAGATTTTGCAAAAAGTATACTACATGTATAATCAGGGTCAAGTGTTTTACTATCACCCCCTTCTTTGGCAGGTACGGAAGATGCTTTATCATACGCCCTATAATATACACAATCTGTTGGCATATCCCTTTCCATAATAATCTGTGAAGATCTTACATTAGACCGCTCAAAAATTCCATTTGCAGCAATCTGGTACTTCCAATTACCTGCCAACAACATTGCAGCATTAGCAGGGTCGTTCGCTTCAAGATTTTCACGATAATCTTCGTTCTTAGATAACATGTAAGGGTTATCCTCAAGAGAAGATGGTATAAACGTATACTTACGTGGTTTTTTCTTTGGGTACTTCGCTAATAGATCTTCTTTATCCCAAGATGTAATAATTTGACCTTGATCTACAATAAAGTAAGCAGGTCTTCCTGAAAATTCTTTCTCTGCGAACCCGTCATCCCTGAGAAAGATGTCTAGGTACTTGTGACAAAAATGGGTAGCGTGTGGGTTCATACCACATCGAATGAATGATGAGTATTTACTATTAGAACGCATACGAGTTCGAATATAGTTGAAACTATATTCACTGAAGTGGGTGAACTCATCAAAATAAGCTGCTGTTAATTCAGCACCTTGCCAGTTCATTTCAGCGTCGGAATCCCTATCCAAATATGAGAATTCTATTGTTGCACCCGTAGGAAATTTAATGAGCATTTCCTGTTCTTTTATATTTGCTTGACCAATAAACTTACCATTTTTATCAATAAGTAATGGCATGTACATTTTCTTAGCTTCTTTCCATAAAGTACGTCTTAATTGTTTAATAGTTTTACGGAAGAATACTGCATAGAAATAAGGACAGTCTACATATTTTAATGCGTCAGCCAATAATGACCAACTCTTACCCCCGCCAGCCAAGGGTTCAATTTTAGAGACGTTACTCTCTTTCCACAATTTCTTGTGTTGCCGGATCATATCTTCTATAATAAAATTATAGCCCTACATTTCGATGCCACTTGACACCTACTCGCTTACACTCATCAGCGATGACCTCTCCACCCACGAATTTAATCGTTCGGCTCGATGTTACCATATCTAATATCATACAGACTTAGGTTTCCTCGAATTAGCAGGGTTGTTTAATGTGGAACCACTGGACTATTTAGCTCCACCATAAAATATCAAAGGGAAGTCTTGGTCTCTCATTGGCTTTCCAGAATAACCTCCCCAACAGGATAAGAAGGTACGTTGTGGACCAATTTGTGGGGTCACTTCAAGATAACCCGCACCAAAGACTTTTCTTAAATCTAAAGTTAGTTTATTTAATGTAGGAAACTTTTCCCAGTACTTACTCATCTTCTTTAATACCTCTTCTGTTTGTGTTAACACTCCAGTCAAAAGTACCATTTAGTAATTCGGGAAGTTTAACCCTATAGAACTTAGTGCTCTTTTTAACACAATCTTCAAAAACTCTATCTTCAATACAATTTGTCCTAGCAAACTCACCAAACAATAATTGTGCTACATAATCATAAACACAGGCTGCATCTCTAGGATCTTCATAATGACCCATATGAAACCAAACATTTTTACAGGTTATTTCTGCCCTAAACTTATTAATCTTTGACAGAGTTGTTACACCTTTATACCCAGATGTATTGTGTTTTGGTTTATACATATTGTAAATATTAGTTTTACTTGAAGATTCTCTAAGGTTTTCTATTTTATTGTTATCAGTATCGTTATCAACATGGTCTACAACTTCAGGAAAATATCCATGATGCCGCATGAATATCAATCTGTGTAACTTGAAAGCTCCTAGTTCTCCATCTATTGTCAAGCTAGTGACCCAGTAACCAAAACCTTCTTTTGTTCTATCAGTACGCTTATGCCATCTACCAGCCCTTTTACCAACCTTTTGCGTAGTGTAGATTTTCTTACTCGAAGGTTTAGCAAAATGATAGTCAGGTCTGTCTTTCCAAATTAAATACCCATCCTCATGATAGTCAAAACATTCCTTTACGATTTTCTGTGTTAAATCTTTTTCTTTTAGTGTAACTTTCTTAGCCATTACAAATTACCTCCCCTGTAAGAGTTGGGTATATTTCAGTAAAGAATTTCGAAGAGTAATCGAAATCCGATACATCTTCTTCTATATCATTAAGACATGCAAATTCTTTATGCAAGACCTCAGCAGCTAAATTATAAGCGTATGCTGCAAGGTGCTTCTCTTTATAGCTACCAAGATAATAGGTTACACCTTTCGACCTTATGTGTGCACTCCAAAAACCTTCCCTTATAGAATGTACACCTTTATAACCAGAGGTGTTGTTTATGTTCAGTTTCAGATTACAACTATTTTGTTGTACAGAACTTTCCCTTAAATTATCTATACGGTTATTAGTTGAGTTACCGTCTATGTGATCGACAACAGCTGGAAGGTATCCGTGGTGCATTAAGAATATCAATCTGTGTAATTTAAATAGTCCTTGTGATTTCTCCAAAGTTATCCTTACTATATGATAACCAAAATCGTCACGTTTTGAATCAGTTCTCTTATTGTAATAACCTGCAATCTTTCCAGCCCAAGGTGTATTAAAACGTTTTTGGTTACCTTCATTCTTAAAATGTTTTAGTGGACGTTCTTTCCAGATAAGAAACCCTTCTGGATTGTATTCGAAACATTCATGAAGTAATTCTTGAGTCAATTCTGATTCTTTTAAGGTTAATTTTACTGTCACCATAAGCACTTCTCCTTACTTATCATCTCCAAATAAATAGGAAACAGAAGATAGCGGAGATGTTATCTATCTTCTGCATTTATCACCACAATTGCTTGCAATCAATCATGACGCCTAAAATATTAACACTCTCGTGCCATACATCCTACACAGATATAATAATCACCATCTTCTTCCATAATCATATTCTGCTTTTGGGCATAACCTACGATTTGTTCAAAGTAATCATTCTCTGCTAAGCAGCAAGGACAAATCTTATCACGAATATCTTCTGCCATTGACAGAAGTTTATCTTTGTTAAAAGGTTTACCTTTCACAAGTTTCTTGCATCCATTGAAATAATCTTTTGCTTTAATATTAGACATTTCTTTGAATGTTAAAATTCCATCACCATCTTGGATGAAAACTGCGTACTCTAATTTCACTCTATTTCTCCTCTATGTTAAAGTGTATATACCATTCTACCCCAAATATCAATTTCTTGCAAGTTATTGCAAATCTTACTCACCTCCAAACATATCTATTTGTTCTTCTTCTGTACCAAGCACACTTTTCTTAGAAGGTTTGGTTTTCTCAAAAGTTTTAATCTTCTTCAAAAGTTTCTCATATTCTGAAAAGAGGACAAACTTACCAGAAGTAGACTTCTCCATGCATAGACCAAACTCACCTCTACGATCTGATACTGTACAATTATAGCGTTTTGTCATATTAAATTCCTTATAGTGGAAACACTAACTCATCACCGTCACGATCTTCTTGATAGGACTTGAGTGCTTCTTCCATCTTATCAATATCTTTAACCAATGACCAATCAATACGGTTATGCATATCCTTAACTGGTACAAAATAACTGGCATCTTGAAAAGTCGGTTTGTTGTTTGATAATCCAAATTTAAGGTCATATGGGCGAATATAATCGCCACCTCCACTACATTCTTCTAGATAAATGTACTCGCATCCATCTTCATTGAAAGATACTTTATTTTCTCCAACAAAGTCTTTTAAGTCTTGATAGCCACTATCAAATGATTCAAACACAAGACCACTTTCCTCTACTTCACTATAACTTTCAAGTTTCTTAGCTTTAAACACATAGTTATAATAACTCATGATTCATCTCCTAAAATTTCAATTGCTTGTTCAGTGTACTCTTTCGTCAAACCTTCTTCACCTTGTATATGAACAAAGTTGTTTCGTTGACTGTATAACATATCTGAATCATCGTCAAGAATTACATAATCACAGAAATCATAATAATGACAACCAAATAAACTTTCATTATCTTGAATCCATTTTAGAATTTCATTACCTCTGACAACAAACTTATCATTGTAAGAATCCGTTTTACCAATCACTTCACCTTTAACACCCATATGTGTCAGAAGATATTGCAACCTTTCTACAGACTCCCCTAGTCTCCAAGTTGAAGATACTACAATCTTAGCACCTGTACGTTTAAGAATAATGTTCAAGTTATCAACAAGGTGGGGTTGATATGGGTAATATTCTCCGTCAATTTCAGAGATATATTCACTTAATATAGAATCACTATTCAAAACACCATCTATATCAAGGAAGATTATTTTCATTTACGCTTCCTCCGTTCACTTCTTAAAGCTCGACTGACTTCAATAGGTTTGAATGCTTGTGGTGACACTTTCTCTTGTTTCAACCATTCAATCAATCGCAAAGCATCTTCACCATAATAACATTCTCTATCTTGTAGCATCACATAAGCTGATTCTTGGTCACCATGACCACAACAAGCATTTAGCACATAAGGTAAGCTTTTGATGCAAGGGTCATGATCATCTTCACCACGAATAAATCCACAATGTCCACATGGACGAGAGTGATGTGTAGTCTCAGTAGGCTCTAATGTATCAGAGAAAACCCATATATCATTGTAGATGTGGATATCATGCCCAAAGAATTTACTTTTTACACCAACTCTCTCTTCTGGTGTTAAATCCCAAATTGTCAAATCGTGATCAAAGTCATACTCATCTAAACAAATACTACTTGGTGTAAATGTGCTTTCGTATTTGACAATCTCACCATTCTTGGTAAACACTTCTGTTTGTACATCATAAGTCTTACCTTGATGTTCTACGGTTCTTGAATAAGTATAGTTTTCAACAGCAATAACTTTTTCAGCAGATACTTTTACCTTTGCACCAGAACGTTTAAATTTTCTTGGGTCTGTCATCAGTTTATACATCATATCAAACCTCCTCAATTTTCTCAAATACATAGTAAGGTTCAAAAATATCACCTTTACCAATATCTGAATCTACAATCCAACTTAATTTATGGTCAAGTGTAGGTTTATGTGACCAACCAAAAACAGTCCCATCATTATCTGTAGTCATAAATTTAACCCACATTGGAACTTTGTACATAGCACCATTGTAGAGAACACCTTTTGATTTCATCAAAATAACTCCTTATCAAACCAACCATTTTTAATCCACCAACTTGACACCCAAGCATAACCACATGCACAAAGTGAGAATATCACTAAATTAACTAGATTATCTACAAAAGGTACACTTGCAAGAAGTACAACTCCTGCAAAAATGTACAGACACATTGTGATAAATATTGCCACGGTTTTAAACATCTTCAATCTCCTATCTATTAAAAACTTCCCTTACTTTACCAACCACAACAACCCTTGTCAACAATAATTTTTATATAAAAGTAGTTGATTTGTGAAAAGCAGATGTTATGATGTGTGTAGATTTTGGAGAAAGGAGAATAATTGTGAATTATACATTGGATAAATTAAGAGCTTTTGAATCTAAGATGAGCAGTCTTATTGTTGTAGCGCATCATGAACAAAAGTATGGTGACAAACCCTACACTTACCATCTACGTATGGTTGCTGAGAAAGCACATGAATTATTTGGTGAAGGTAAGATACATAATCCTACAATTGCAGATGTGAAATTGGCTACAGCTTCCCTTGGGCACGATTTGTATGAAGATACTTATGTTACTAAGGAATCTTTACTTGAAGCTGGTTATGACTCCGAGATTGTACAAGCAATTGATCTTGTCACCAAGAAAGAAGGATTATCTTACAAAGATTATCTACGTAATCTATCAAAAGATGAACTTGCTTGGAAAGTTAAAGTTGCAGATACTTATTCTAATCTTACAGAAAGTATTAAGGTTTCAGATGTGAAACGTGTACGGAAGTATTCTACACAATTGGAATTGTTGTATAAATTTAAAGATTTTTAAGAGGTAAATAATGTTTGGAAGAAAATTTAACACAGAAGAACAAGATATTTGGGTAACAAGTGATTTACATTTTGACCATGGTAATATTTTACACTTCTGTCCAAAAACACGTAATTTCAAGAAGACTAATTCCATGAATGAGGCTTTGATTACCGAATGGAATACTAAGGTTAAACCAGAAGATTACATTATCCATCTTGGAGATTTCTGCTTTAAAGGTGTGGAGGTAACAAGTAGCTTCTTACAACGCTTGAATGGTAAGAAAATTATGATCCATGGAAATCATGACAAATCACTACGTAATGGTATTGCTGATGGTAAGTTTGGTATTGTCTGGAAAGGTGATTATCTTGAGATACAGATTGATAAACAAAAAGTAGTTCTATGCCACTACCCCCTCACCACTTGGAATAATGCTGGGCGGGGAAGTTTACAATTGTTCGGCCACTGTCACGGGTCTCTTCCTGAACCTAAAGGTAGACAAATTGATGTTGGGTATGATAATCTTGGTGAAATTAAGAACATTAAAGAAATTATGAAGATTCTTAACAAGAAAGAAATTTATTCACCTGACCAACACTAGGAGAACTAATATGAAATTAGATGTATCTGACCTTATCGAAAAGGGTCTAGTTATTAAGAAAACTTACACCGAAGGTAAATATAAAGGTTTGTCAGTCCTTAAATATCATCGAAAGGTTTTCTACAATAATCTGTGGCATATTGACGAGCGACTGCTTGAATGCCGAGGAACTGTTGTAGATGAAGCTTGGAATGTTATTGTACTGCCTTTCCGTAAGGTGTTTAATTTTGGTGATAATGGAACAACTGTTGACCCTGAGCAAGTGGTGATCTGTCCTCGTAAAGTAAACGGTTATATGCTTTCTGTAACTTATAATAAAGCTTATGGTTATATTGTATCTACAACAGGAAGTCTTGATTCTGAGTATGTTAAACTTGGTGAAGAGTGGCTAGAAACAATTAACAAGGATGCTCTATATGAAGAAGGTGTTACCCATATATTTGAAGTTTGCGATAAACGTGACCCTCACATTGTAGAGGAAAATGAAGGTATTTATCTAATAGGACGTAGGTATCATGACACAGGTAAAATGTCATCAGAATATTTTCTAAATGGGCTATCCAAGGCTGCTGAATGTAGGCGTGGTGAGTTGTGGGTAGGTAAATTTAAAGATCTACCTACTGACGTTAATCATGAGGGGTATATGGTTAAGGATTACTTCACAGAAGAGGTTCTTTGTAAATTAAAATCACCACACTACCTCTCTAAGAAAGCAATTATGCGTCTTGGTAAAGCTAAAGTGGACATTTTGTTTGATAAACCAGACTTGTTTAAACAACGAATTGATGAAGAATTTTATGAGTTCGTAGACTATCTTGCAGAAAATGTTGACAAGGAAGTATGGCGTTCTTATAATGATCAACAACGACGAGAATTTATTGAGAGGTATTATTATGGAGAATAAAATGACTAAGAAAACTTTATATATTCTAAGAGGACTACCATCTAGCGGAAAGACAACTTTAGCTAAAACCTTGGAAATTTCCTTACAGGATTGTATTGCATATGCAGCAGATGATTTTCATTATGATGACCAAGGGAATTATAATTGGAAACCAGAAAATGTTCATTTAGCTCATAAGTGGTGTCAAGACAGTGTTATGGTTTGTATGGATGCTGGTGTAGCTAATATTGTGGTTCATAATACATCGACATCTGAAAAAGAACTAAAACCATATACATCTATGGCTAATGCTTATGGATATAAAGTTGTAAGTCTGATTATAGAAAAACGTCACAGTAATAAGAACAATCACAATGTTCCAGAAGATGTTGTTAATAAAATGGAAGAACGTTTACAGCATAGTTTAAAATTACGTTGATATAATAAAAGAAACCCCTTCCAAAACGGAAGGGGTTGTGTTTGAGAGGAGAATAAATATCACATAGAGTGACTATTCTTTTATGACACTTATATTCTTGTGTATAAGATGTTGAGGAGAAATATAATTTTGAGAGAAATGTATATTTCTATAAACCATTCTTGCACAAATATTAATGCTTGTCAATAAGAATTAATCTTCAGAATTGAAATCTAGGCAAATTAAACCATTTGTACCATTTGCTTTAGATTCTACCTTTTCAGAAGTTTCACCACTTTCAGAAGATTCTTCATCTTCAGTTTCATAGTAATCATTAAGGAACTTATCTGCCATATCAAGATGAAACTTAATCGCCATTACACGATCCTTAATACCTGCTTTAGCAAAGTCACCTTTACCTTTTGCAAGTTCTTCCATCATCAAATAGTAATCTTCCAAATCCTTAGCTGTCTGGGCATGAACTTTATCTTGAACATGTTGAATAGCATTCAAAACACTTTTAAAGTTTCCTGCTGCTGGACGTGGTTGGCGACCTCGTTCCTTTTCCTGATTACGTGCTTCTACTTGCTTCTTAGTAGCCATAATTTACCTCTTTAAAACTATACTTTATCTTGTCCTTGCAGGGATGAATTTAATAATCATCCTTTTCACCAACATAGAATTGCTCTGTCAAATGAGAATGCTCATAGTCACGACTTGTGTATGCATAATCATATTCACTGGGGCGACGACAACTTGGACAAAACTGATAGTGTTCATCTGGAGCATTATCTGATGCTGGGAAAGCAAAGAATTTAAAACATGAGCCGCATTGCATACGACCTCCTAATATTTGTTATTGGTTCTTTGATTTTCTCAAAAGTTCAGCAGTGATTTCATTTTTATCTTTGCTACCTTTTGAAGAACCAAAAAAGAATTGAATAATACCGCTTATAATAGTCGCGAGAAGAAAACCTAGCGTGGTATCAGCGAACCTTACAGCGCTTTCTGGTACAGTGAAAAATGTAATACCTACCAGATAAATCATTGCGAAAATTGACCAAGCAGAGGCTAAATAGTAGATAAACCTTTTACTGAAAGTATCTTCTTGGCGTAAAGCTTCCTTCTGCATATCACGAGCATCTTTACGATCAGCAAGATATATTTCATCAAGACGGTATTTGTCAGCCATCACAGCTTCTTGGAATTTTAGTGCGACATTAGGGTCAGCGTTGATTGCTTCTAATGCTTTATTCTTATCAGAGATACCAGTAACGCTTGATGCAATGTCTAATACTTCTGATGTCATTTGTTCTGCTTTGTCACCACCAAACCATCCAGCAACATCTGGTAATAGTTTAACTAGTGAGGGGATTGCCATTGCTAATAATGGTGCCATTGTATTAATCCTATTGTTGTTAACATAAACTATTCTAACACGAATAACAATTATTATCAACTATAGTCTATATACAATAAAACCCCGCCGAAGCGAGGTCTTTTATCAGTGTTTGATATGGTCAATAGTCTTTCCAGAGGAGTTTTCAATATAAGCATAGTTCCAATGTGGTACACTAATATCTTTGGCTACACGGTAAGTAGTACCATCTTGTGTAGTCATATCCTTGTAAACCGTGATTTCTGTTACAAAACCTTCATCTGTATTAAAAGTTCTAATATTATAATGTGGTGAGCAGATTACATTATAACTGTCGATATCATAGTAAAGTTTAATTGTAAACATAGTTGTTTCCTTGATTGATTATTTGTTTGATTAATGTTCTAAAGTAGGATAGCCACCTTCACGTAGTGGTCGAGTATAGTCGTCAACTAACAGAACGTCACATTCATTTCTCTTTTTAAAGTCTTAACCGAAGGTATGTGAGTAACCATCAATGACTCTTACTTGTGTATCGCAACACAATGACGTTTTTAAACTGGTTATTACGTTCCAGTAATTAACACCTTAAACCAAAATCTATTGTGAACAACGATGGTAGTCGTGAGAATTGTCCAGACCTTGTGTGAAAGGTGTTAAAATTTGGCGGATATGGAGAATTTCGAAATCTCGACCTATTGGTTAACAGCCAATTGCTCTGCCTCTGAGCTACATACCCTAAATTAAGTGCCGTCTTTCCGAGCTGTCAGACTATCCAACCTTTAAGGTTGGTGATTCGTCACATCATCTTTATATGTTCAAGAGTAGTCGTTAATTACTCCCCGTAACCACATGTTACAGCTATATGTCACCACACAGTTCTGACCGATTTCGAATCACTTGATTCTACTCTAACTCTCTTAGATGGTCAACCAATTTCTCGGCTTATTCGTCTCCTGTAAAGGAGGTTTCATAATTTGGTACAGGTGCAGCGATTCGAACGCTGACGATTTCTTTAGAAGAGAAATATGCTCTCCATTACATCACACCTGCTTAATTCTCTTAAATAAAGGGGAGTGACAGCTCCCACTTTAACACCTCGTTTCATTAAAGGAGTTTTATTTAAGAAAACTAAAT